ATCTGCCGGTAATATTCCGCATTGGCCCGGAGACGTTCAGCCTTGGCAGCGGTATCATCCTGAATAAGGTTTACCCTCTGAGCCGCCGCAGCATACTCCTGTGCATTGTATGCGGAAGGGTTTCTTCCCGCATAGGGGGTTCTTGCTTTCTCCTGTGCAATGTTCCATGCAGCATACTCTTCCGAATGGAGGAACTGCTCAAGCTCTGCCTCCGCCTGCTCGGCCAGACTCTCCGCATTCTCCCAGATGTCGTACTCCTTGTACCGGTCAGCCTCTTTCCTCAACTGCTCCGCCTTCTGGCGCAGCTCTTTTTCCTTCAGGTTCAGCCGGTCTTCCTCCTGGCGGGAGTACCCCGTGAGCATGGAGAACAGTTCATTGCCCGGCAGCTGAGCAATCCCCTTCCGGTCAAGCATGGCGGCATACTCTTCCGAGTTCAGGAAATCCCGGTATTCCTTCTCCGCCGCATCTGCTGCTGAGTTAGCCTCCCGCATGGTCATTTTCAGGTTGTGTTTCCCCACGGTTTTCTGTACTTTTGCCAGAGTTCTGTTTTTCCCCACATCTCCAACACCAGTAGTTATTCCAAGTGCGGATTTTGCTTTAAGGCGAGCCTGGTTCTGCACTGGGTTAGCAGCAGCCGTATTCAGTTCCAAAGCCTGAAGAAAATTCTGGGTATAGTTCCCTCCGGTGCTTGCGGCAGGCGGCGTTGTGCCGCCTGCTTTTTTCTGTTCACCGGACTTTTTCTCAAGCTCTTTCAAAAAATTCGAAGTGAAGCTCATCTATAGCCTCCTGTCATTTATAGGTCTTGAAATTGTTAAAGAGTGTACCGAATTTGTTATTGCCGGGTTTGCTTGTGTTGTTGGACACTACGATTTTGTTACCGTTCTGGGTTTCAGTAACCTGGCCAGTGGAAACAAGATCGGCCAGATTTGTCTCACTGATGGGGCCGCGGCCGAGATTCAAGACACTATCCATGTCCAAAGTTAGCCCTCCTGTACTTCCGCCATTTCCGCCACCGGAACCGCGTTTGGATCCACCGGAGCTGCCCCCGGAATCACCGCCATAATATACCGGCTCCGGCTTCTGGATCCCCAGAATGTCCAGATACTCCTGGGGCGCTTCATACCCGAACAGCTGATACATGGCCATGGCGTTGTTCCACTGCTGCTGCTTTTCCTCCAGACCGCCCAGGAACGCGCTGTAATCAAATTCCCGGTCGGCATTCATAGCACCCAGAGCATTGACCTTCAGATTGAAATCGTTCATGTGCTGGTTGTAGGCGTCGCCGAACAGCTCCGGGATCACATCGTTAATTTTCCCGGTGTAGTAGTTGCCTGCCTGTTCCGCTGCCCCCACCGCATAGCTGCTGGGCACGCCGCCGGTGGCCGCGCTGGTCTTGGCCAGGGTGTCCGCCCTTGCCCGCTCCGCCTCCCGCAGGTAGGTCTTGCGGTATGCCGCCATCCGGGGATCCGTGTTGGGATCATATTCAAAGGGCTTGTAGCCCGTGATATCGTTCAGAAGCTTGTCATAGGCGTCCTGCCCCTCGTAGGTAAAGGAGCTTCCTGTGGCAGGCGCAGTCAGGGTGCCATAGCTCTTTCTCAGCTGATTGGCCGCTTCCTCTGCCAGGAGCTTCTGCTCCGCCGTGGTGGCTTTGCCGATGTCCTGCTGCAGCTTCAGCATGGACAGGCCGTATTCGGGGTTACTCTTGGCGGTGGTCAGATCCGACTCCGAGAACATGTTCAGCAGGCCTGCATTGTTGGCCGCCGCCACAAAATCATCATAGGTGTATGCCATTGGCTCAGTTCCTCCCCTGTTTGGATTTCAGTTCAGACCCGGCGTAGATTTCCCGGGTAATGGAATGGATGGTGCAGCCGCCCTCGCCCAGCAGCTTCAGCCGGCAGTGGTCGCACCGCCTCGGCACAATGGGCATCACATAGCTCCGCTTGGGATCCTCTCCGGCGATTTCCTCCACCCTGTGCCAGATCCCGTCGCTGTCGTACTGCATGTAGGCTTCGAAGGATGCGCCCAGCTCCAGACTCATCCGGATCTGCATCTTGCCTACGCCCTTCTTGTCCGGGCTCCCGTCGGTGAAGTCCACAAATTCCACATCCCAGTGGATGCTTTCCTCCTCCACCGCACCTGCAGGCACGTTCACCGCATCTCCCAGGATCCAGATTTCTCCCTGATCATTCAGGCAGTATACGTTCCCGTCGTGGTAGGCAAAGTGTGTCGCATGGGTGTGGTCTTCCTTGTGCCATGCCCGTTTCTGAGTGTCGTATACATACAGCCCCCAGATACCTTCCTCATCCTCCATGCTCACGTAGTATTTCAGCCCATCGCTCCCGGCCACGGCATTCCGGAACTTCTTGGTTCCGAAGGCCCGGCCCACCGGCTGAGGGATACCGCCGGTATAGGCCACCATGCCGCTGCGGCTCAGGTAAAAGAGCGTCTCCCCTGCCACCGCCAGGCTCTGGCCGCTGCCCTCTTCCAGACCCAGGGTGGCACTGCCGATCACCTCGTAATTACTGGGCAGGTTGCCGTAGACCTTGAAGATCCGCTCCTCTTTGAAGAGCACCGGGTACCCACGGTAGGAGATGCCGCCGATGAAGGCACCCGGGGCGCTGGGTGTCACGGCCCAGGCATCGCTTGCCACCTGGTCGTATACGTTCCAGTTGGTGATGTCCCCCTGCTTGGATGCATAGATGGTCTCGCTGTCGCAGCCCCATAGCCGGTTTTCATTCTCGCAGCCAAAGAGCAGCTCCGGCACCGTCCGTCTGATGCTCAGCGCCCCTTCCTCCGTGTACTCCTTTTCCTCCACCAGTGTGAAGCTGTACTCGTAGAAGTGGAGGGTGTCCCCGTCGATCTCCCGGATGACGATTGTCTTGTTATTCCCGGGGTTCGTGGTGCAGCCGCTGATGGTCACCGCGTCTCCTGCCTTGAAGAGATTCCCCCAGTCCGCGCCCGCGCAGTATATCGCGTTGGCGTTCGCCTCCTCACCGTAGAGCTTCCCATTACGGAATGTCAGGCTGTCCCCCTCCCAGGCCGCTCCCATGCTGAAGAAGGTGTCCGTCTTGGTGTTGTAGGCCGCCCCATCCGGCAGGATCACAATGGCGCTTCCCATGGTGGCGAAGGTCTTTTTCCCTTCCGTCACCGCGCCCTTTTCCTCCCCGCCGTAGTAGAACTTACCATCCTCCACCCAGCACAGCTCCCCGGAGGCAAAGAGCCCGCCGGGATTATTCAGCTTCCGGTAGAGCCAACGCTTCTTCCGGGTGGCGAGCAGTGGCGCGTGATCCGACGTCATGTTGGTCATGTCCCAGATAGAGCCGTCATTTGCTCCCAGGGAATGGTTCATGCCGCTGAACCGCACCTGTGTGGTTTTCTTCTGTCTTCCGCTGTATTTCATTGCCGGCAGTCTCATGCGCTGCCTCCTTCCATAAGCACGCCGTTGATGTAGATCTTCCCCACCAGACGGATTTCCTTCCCCGCTGCGCCGATCTCCGCGCCGCCGGTGCCGTCTGGCTTCACCACTGCAAAGAGATTATCAAGGTCAGCATCCAGCCCGTCAGCCCTGTCCTCAAGCTCTCCGATTCTGGTTTCGTGGTCATCTTTGGCAATCTCCAGATTCGCCAGGGCGGTCTCCACCCGCCGCAGCCTCTCCACCACATCCGCCAGATCCGTGGCCGTCTGGCTTAAGTCCCACGCCACGTTGCCCAGCTCTTCCTCCACATCCTTTGTGGTGTCTGCCTGCAGATCCTTCAGGGCGGAATCGTTCCAGTTGATGGCGCTCAGGTTGTTCAGCTGATACTTCAGCTGCTCCACCAGCAGCATCAGGTAGTTCTGCAGCTGAGCGATCTGCTCCCTGGGCCGCTCCTCCCCGGTGAAGCTTGGGAAATTATTGTCGATCATTGACCAGTTTGAGGGCATCGTGTTCCTCCTTCCCTCGGTCTTTTTCCGTCCTTACGTGTCATTCCGAACCAGCCCGCAGGCTGGTGTGGGAATCTCCTTCGCTAACGAACATGTTTCCTCAAAATATGTTCGTTAAAAAATCGGGCCGGCCCTGTCAGCCAGCCCGGTCGCTGTTATTTCATTTCGGTTTCTTCCTGTTCCGTAATCGCGTAATCCCCGGCTGCTTCCACAATGTTGGCGCTGGCCTTCAGGAGTTTAACCAGCCACCCCGGCACGTTTGCCCCCATCTTCACCGCATTTTCCAGAATGGAGCCCAGCTCCGTAATGATGTACCACGCAAGCACCAGGGGCATAATGATGCCAGGCCACTGAATCCCAATGGGGACATACTCCGCCACCAGCACCATGATCCAGTCCGCGATCATGGCTACGGCCACCACGGCGATCATGCCGCCCTTGTGCCACAACCCCTCTCTGGCCACAGAGCTGCTCCAGTCCCCACCATGGCAGGCGGCCAGGGTGCCGGTCAGATAGTCCAGTGCCATAACCAGGGTCCATGCCAGCAGCATGACTCCCTTCCACCCCAGGAACGCACCCAGGGCGGTGAAGAATGCGACGATTGCGGTTTTTACAGTTAACATGTTTTCATTCATTTTGATTTCCTCCTTAGTTTTTCATTACGCCCATGTGGACGAAGCTGCCATCGATGGCATAGGCCTCGTCCACTTCGGGCAGAGTCTTCACATAGGCAAGCAGGGTTGCAGAGCCGATGCCCTGGATGCAGAAATCCATGGCCTTGCCCCGCATGTGCAGGGCGTTGGCGGCAGATCCGG